CAACCACAAATGGGTCAACCACAAATGGGTCAACCACAAATGGGTCAACCACAAATGAGTCAACCACAAATGAGACAACAAATGGGTCAACAAATGGGTCAACCACAAATGGGTCAACAAATGGGTCAACAACAAATGGGTCAACAACAAATGGGTCAACAACAAATTGGTCAACAACAAATGGGTCAACAACAAATGGGTCAACAACAAATGGGTCAACAACAAATGGGTCAGCAACAAATGGGACAACCACAAATGGGTCAACAAATGGGACAACCACAAATGGGTCAACAAATGGGTCAACAAATGGGTCAACAAATGGGACAACCACAAATGGGTCAACAACAAATGGGTCAACAATATAATCATATAGATTCATCTGAAGATTTTCAAACTAGACTTAATAAACTACATGAAAGTAGAAAAATAATTAATATTCCACAAAAATCTAATTCTGAATTTAATCCAATGGAATCACCAAATATGAATAATAATTCTTTTGTATACGATGCAAACAATTTAAATTTTAACATGGGTGGGAAGGCGTCTGGAGGTAGGGCATCAACATTAGAAAAAAAAATAAATTCTGTAAAAAAAACAGTTGCAAATAAATTAGGATTAGATCATAATTTATTATTGTCTATGAGTGCTGATGATATCGAATTATTTGTTCAAAAAACTAAAAATAAAAAAAATGATACAAAAGTAAATTTGAATGATAATGATGATATATTGTCAACAGAAAAATCAGATTTATCAAAAAGTGATAATAATTTATCAAAAAGTGAAAATAATATATCTGAAAAGAGAGAATTATTACAAATGTTAAGATCAATGAAAAAAAATAAAAATAATACTGAAAATCAAGATACAGTTAGTAATGATTCAATAGTAAAAATAGATAGAAAGAAAAAAAATATTTCATCAAGTCCAAAATCACAAAGTGATGATGAAGAACCAGATAAAATAGTTGTAAAAAAGAAAAATAAAAATAATAATAATTCTTTATTAACATTAAATATAAATGTTGATGATTATTGTGACGAGGCTGAATATTATTCTGATTATTTAATTGATCTTGAAGAAAAAAATTTAAATAAAATAAAAAATATCTATTTATCTGATTATAACTTTCCAAAATTGTCAAAAAATGTTACAAATACAAATAATTCATTATTAGTAGAAATTAATGATGATGAAAAATTTATTGAATTAGAAGAAGGAAATTATGAAGTAGAATCTTTATTAGATAATCTATCCAAAGCATTAAATGAAAATAATGCAAATATAAATATTAAATTAAATAATGAAAATAAAGTTATTATAGAAAATTTAGATAGTACTAATTTTAAATTAGATTTATCTAATAATTCAATAGGAAAATTATTTGGATTTGAAAATGATATTTATGAAAATAAATCTATATATATGTCTGAAAATGAATGTAAATTAATAGATAAAAAATATTATATTTATTTTTCAAATATCGATGAAGATGAACCTTTTTATGAAGTTTATAATAATAATATCAAAAATATAAAAAAAATTAATAGTACATTATCAAATCTAAATGGAATTATAATTCAATTTAAAGATACAGAAAATAATATTATAGATTTTGATAGTAAAAAACATAATTTTAAATTAAATATAGAATATGAAAATATTAATTCTTTAAAAAATAAATTTTAATTTATATTTATATATAATAATGAAAAAATGGATATGGATATTATTTATATTTTCAACATTTGCAGTAATATATCTAAATTTAAGTATTAATTATAATCATATAAATGAATTAATTAGAATTAATAAAATAGAAAAATTAGAAAAGAAAAGAGAACATCATAGAAAAACAACATTAAAATGTCCAATAGATGGTTTATTAACAGCAAGGGATTGTTATTATCATTCTAACTTTAGATGTAAATGGGATACATTTGCACAAAGATGTAATAAAATATAATTAGTTTTCTATTTCAAATTTAAGATTTTGTATTAAATTATACATATTTGAAAATTGTTTAATTGTTTTTTCTTTATTTTTATTATCAATACTAGATTGATTATTTTTAATATTAATATTTTTGTATTTATTAATCATGAATTTAATTTTCCCCTCTTTATCATTAGAATTATCTGTTTGTGATAATTCTAATTGTAATATATTATTATCACTTGTATTAGAAACATTTATATCATCTGTTTTTCCTTGAGAATCTTTTATATAATAAAAAGAATCCTTTTTTTTATTTTTATCACTTTTTTTTAAAATATTTAATAATTCATTATATATTCTTTTTTGGGAAGATTTTAATTCTTTATATTTATTTTTAATTATTTTATCATTTTGTATTGCATTTATATCTTTTTTAAATTTTTTAAATATTTTTTCTTTTTCTTTATTTGAAGTTGTTTTTTTTATTTTTTCCTCCGCAAATAGTTTAATTATTAATACCTTATTTCTTAATTGTTCTATCTCTCGAGTAATATCACAATATTGATCTAATAATAAAATATTATCATCCATTATATAATTTATTTAATATATTTATTTACTAAATAAAATCTTATGTAAAATATTTTCTTCTACATTTATTTATCTTTTTATCAGGTATTTTGGATTTTGAAATATGATCAAATGATTCTCCTTTTAGTGATCTTAAAATAAAATTAATACTATAAACACCACATTCTGAATTTTCATATTGATGACGAATTTTATTATGGGTTGAATTACAAGATGTATTGTTTTTATTTTCACAAAAGTTAACTACTCTTCTCATTAAAGATCTTACTCTTTTTTCAGGAGGTAATCCATATGAATCAAAATAATTTACTTCATTGTTTTTTAAATCAGCATACATTGCTACCCAATGTGAACCAGATTTCCAACTTTCATCTAAATTAAAAACTATTCCTAATTTTGTTTTTCCTTTATTATATAAATTATCAAAATTTAAATTTCTAATTCCCAAACTATCTAAATTATCAAAATCCATTGGCACTGTTCCTAAATATTTAAATTCATCATATTTTTTTTCATATTGATTCATTACATTATTAATATTATAAGTATTTAACCATTCAAATTTACCTTCTGGTCCTTCAGGTCTAAAAGTATATTTTTTTAGCTCATCTTTTGCTTTTGAATTCATTTTCCTAATAAATCCTTGATTTGCCCAACATTGTTGAGTAGTGCATTTATCACCAATAATATTTTTTATTTCTTTTAATAAATATTTTTTATATTTTTGTGGATTTAATGTTTCTAATCTATCATGTAATTTAATTTGATTTGAAGAATTTTCTGAATTATAGGCTTTAACCATATCTACAAGAATACCTAATCTTATACATGATCCATTTTCAAAAGTTAAATTTGGAGCACATTTTTTATCTTTATTAGTAACACCTAATTCATCTGAACGAATACTTGTTATTTCACTCATATATATATATATATATATATTAAAAAAAAAAATTTATTTACTGGTTATATTTAAAATTTTATTATGAATTTCATCAATTTTACATAAATTTTTGTCCAAAATATATTTTTTATTTTTATCGTCATAAACCCCAACTAGTTCAATCTTACTATTTATAATATTATTAAATGGATCTATATAATAATCTTCATTATTAATATTAATCTTATCCAAAACATAAATTATTTCATCTTCGTTGCAATTATATTTATTTTGTCGTGCATCTATTTTGGCTGAAGTTTTAGTTCTTATCATATTATTTATTTAAATTAATTAAAGAATAAAGTTAAATAATATTATTAAATCAATTTTTAAATCTCTTTTCCATTATGTACTGTATTTACTTGATGTCTTACTATCATAAATGTTGTACATTTTGGAATATCTTTTAATCTATGTGCTCCAATATAAGTACATGTAGATCGGATTCCTCCTAATAAATTAAGTATTGTATTTTCAACATCTCCTTTATATTTCATTTTAATAGCTTTTCCTTCACTACTTCTATACTTTGCTACTGAACCATAATGTTTATTCATAGCATTACTACTACTCATTCCATAAAATATTTTATATTTTTCTCCTTTTTCATCTGTTACAAGTTCTCCACCACTTTCAGTATGTCCTGCAAACATTGAACCCATCATAACAAAATCTGCTCCAGATCCAAATGCTTTAGATATATCTCCAGGGTGAACAATTCCACCATCACTAATTATTTGAGCATTAATACCATGTGCTGCATCTGAACATTCTATATTAGCACTTAATTGTGGCATTCCTACTCCTGTTTGTAGTCTAGTTGTACATACGCTACCAGATCCTATACCAACTTTAACTACATCTACTCCACCATTAATTACAAGTTCTTCTACCATCTCTCGTGTCACGACATTACCACAGAATATAGTTATTTTAGGATAAGATTCTCTTACTTTTTTGGTAAATTCTACTAATTTTTTCATATATCCATTTGCTACATCAATACATAAAAAGTATGGATCTAATTTATCTATTAATTGGACTAATTTATCCCAATCGTTATCTGTTATACCTGTTGAAATAGCATAATGGTTTCTATCTAAATCTTCAGGATACTCGTCTACTTTATAATGTTTATGAATACATGTTATCATTTTATGTTTTGTTAGTTCTCTTGCCATTTCAAAAGTACCTGTTGTATCCATATTAGCTACTAAAATAGGCAATCCTGTCCATTCTCTACCCGAATGTTTAAATTTTATAGTTCTATCTAAAGATACTTCACTCCTTGAGGAGAATGTGGATCTTTTAGGTCTTATTAATACATCTTGAAAATCATATTTTTCTTGATAATCGAATTTCATCTTTATAATTTTTTAATATTATTTAATATTTAAATAAAATATAATATTTAAATTTTATACATAAATATGATAAAGATAAATAAAAATTTAATATATGGTTTTATTATTGGATGTCTATATAGTATAATTATATTTCCAAATAAAGAAAAAAATCCAACTTTAATAAATTTAAATTTATATCCAATTATTTATAATGGAATGATAATATTTCCAATTAATAATAATATATATTTTCATTTACATCATTGGATGATTAGTTTAATAATAATAATATATTTATCTCTGAGAAAAAATTATGGATTTATATTTGGATTCTTTTTATTTTTACTATTTCAAGGATTAACATATAATGATTTTAATGAAATAATAGTTAAAAATCCATATATTAAATAAATTATTCTAATGATTTTATGAATTTTGCATAATTAGATTGTTCTGTTGTAGATTTTTTATCAATATTTACACATACTTTTTTATATAGATCCATAATATTTTTATTTGTTTTTAATTCATCGTCCATTTTTTCAATATGTTTAAAGACAATATCTGCTTTATCTTGATTATCTCTAAAATATTCAACATAACTCCAAACTTTTTCATATTCAGGTAAATATTCAGCAAACCATTCTTTATCTCTCATAATAGTTACATTTGAAGTGAATTTCATTTTCCAATAAATTACTTTATCTAAATAATAATCTGGATGTGTTTCTCCTAATTTTGAAAGTGTTTCTGATATCCATATATCTACATCATAGGGACTCATTTCTATTTTAGGAGGATATATAAATGATGTATATGCCCATCTTTTTTCTTTGAGAGACATTTCATCACCTTCTGGTGGTAGTTTGAATGGCAGTAACTGTATTAATGCTCCTTTCTCCATTTTAGTTTTTTTAGATAAAAATGGTTGTTTTGGATTTGTATCTTCAATAAATTCATCACGTGATTCATATTCCCCAATACTACATTGCCAAAAATCACATTCATCTAAATCACAACATTCTAATTGTTGTTGGACTTGTACCCAATAATAAATTGGACATTGCTCTCCTTTAATAGCACCTTTTACTTTTATTTTCCTTGCTAGAGGACATTTAATTTCCAACATTCGTCCTACATATTTAGTTAAATGCTTTCCGTCTAATTTATATGGTGATACTATACCATCAGGACTAGCACCTAACATTTTAATATCAGGATGACATATCATGCCAAATTCTTTAACTTTAACATTCATTCTATATTCATAAACCATTGTTGCAATTTCTTCTAATTTTTTACCATGATAGCAAAAAACATTATTTTGAAAAGGCATTTCAATAACTTTTTTTTGAACAAATTTCCATTGATCTTCATATTTATTTAGTCCAACTACACACCCCCCATCAGATGCAGTTATTTTTTCTCTTCTTTGTGCAAACCACTCATCTGATCGTTGTTCAGGATATTCAATTGAATCTAAATGTTTAAATAATTTCTGTCTTCTTTTTTCTGCTTTAGTTAATTTATCATCTATCTGTTTTTCATGTATCCATTGTGTTCCGTATGGTCCATGAAATTTATTTGTATTTTTTATTTTTTCTATTTCTAAAACAGGATATACAAAATCTCCTAATTTATTAAAATTTGTAATTTCTTCTATTTGATTTTTTTGTTCTACTATATCTGTATCATTATTAGAAAATAAAAAATCCATTCGTATCCCTCCGGATTTAACTTTTTTGTTACTATTTTCATATTCTTCTGATAATAACTCAAATGTTTTATCTTTATCTTTATTCTTCATATCAAATATAATTTTTTTATCTTCTATTTTTGCATAATAACTTAGTATTCTTTTTATTTTTTTCTGTGATAAATCATTATTTGATTCATTTAGATGTTTCACTAAATTTTTAAATTCATTTAAATTAAGTGACTTTGCTTTATAATTATTTTTTATATATTGTTTTATTATTGATGCTGACATTATTATTATTATATTCTTTATTTTCTAAGTAAAAATTTTTTATTATCAATTTTTTATGTTATCAAATCCGGAACCTTTAAAATTACCTAGAGCAAAAAAATAAATATATTGATTTTTTTTTATTATTTGGGTGATTACCATACTGTAAATAAAGTACTCTACCGTTACTATCTATTTAATCAATTATAAATTTTAAGTAAATGTTAATATATTTCCAACAAGTGTATATTCTTTATTTTTTATTTTATTATAAATAATATCGCTAGTAATATTACTGATTTTATTTTTAAATTCTTCAGCTAATTTCATCGATAGTGGCATCAATTCAATTAATCCAGCATTTACTAATAGAGGATTTTTCAATTTTTTTTCTACTGCTTGAAAATTAATTTTAGTTCCAGCAGTGTTAATCTCTCCTTTTAAACCTGCAATATATTCAGTTAATGGTTCATTTTGTATAAATCCTTTTGTTGTAATATTTTTTCTAAATTCAGTAGGTACAGATGTTAGAAAACTATATTTGTCTGGTTCTTTACCAGGAATAACAGGTGTGATGTCACCTCTAATATGAACATTTGTATTTATTAAATCTATCCATTTAGAATTATTTCCATTCAACGTAAGAGTTTGATCACTAGGTCCTTTAATATTTAAATTTTTATTTGTTACTGTTGGTTTTACTAAATTAGTACTAATATAACCATCTGCAGTAATTGTACTAATTTTATCTGACTTTATATTCCCTGTTGTTGTAACGTCACCTGTTGCTTTTATATAACCACTTGCTTCTAAATTATTAACTTTTAAAACACCTGTAGAAGAGTTATATAAACTCGCCATATTTTGCAATGCTTCGGCATCTATATTACCGAATCCTTCACTTTTCTGTAAAATACAAATTAAGCCTATTAAATATAATATTATTTTTATATTATTTCTCATTTTTTCAATAGGAGGTGGAAATAATATTGCT